AACAGTCAGAGGCTCTACCAGGGTAGTTTTGTAAGGAATTTTGAAATCACCAGTCAGAGTCTCCTCTGAGATCGCCAATTCGTAAATTGTGTCAGTACCTTCGATAATGGTGATGACATTTTCAATCAGAGCAGATGCTGCTTTAATATTCTGGTCAACAGGGTCTGCATACTGATTCAACTCTGAGTCGATAAGGTTTCTGGGGTCACCTTCAATCAACTCAGCACGCAACACGGTGTCAACCACCCAAGTTGCAGCAGAAGGACTGATGATTTCATCTTTTGGATAGAAGATATCAATATTCTCACCAAACAAGATTTTGAAGAGATATTGTGTTGCCTGTTGGGTGCCTTTGGAGATATAGAAATCTTTGATGGTCTTGATGACCTGCACAGGGTTGACTTTACTGAAGTCAATGTCAATAGTGGGAAGATACTGTCTTCTAAACTTATCGAAGACCTCTTTAAGGAACAGTGAGTCCAGATTGGTGACAATAGATCCCTCAGGGTGTGTAGACTGCCTCAGAGCAGCCTCACCAGCATAGATTTCGTTGTGAAGCTGATCATACCCCACAGGACCAGATACACCACGCACAACACCCAAGAATGCTGAAGGTGAGTAACCTTCACCACGCTCAATGATGTCAAAACCTGTAACTTCATCATATCCAACATCTACAGATGCTCTAGCAGCACGAGGCTCAGCAATGTAGATCTTAGGGGGGAATTCTGAAGAATAACCCGAGCCAAAGTTTACAACGTTGATATCGGTGATCTCACCATTAAAAATAGTTGCAATTGCTTCTGCACCAGTGCCTCCAATAGGCTCGCCATAAGCATCCTTGCGATCATCAACAATATAAACTGAAGGTGCGTCGGTATAACCCTGTCCACCAGTCAACATTTCGATATTGGTGACAGATCCCGATGCAACGGTCACGTCAAGCACCTGTGCGCCCACAGGTTGAATAATACGAGCCCTAGGGGGTGTTGTATACCCTCTACCTCTATTTGTGATCAGGATTTCGTATACCTGACCATCTTGCTTGATTCTAGAAATTGCCTGAGCGTTGATACCACCTTCAGGAGCAGGATCCAAATAAACGATGGGTGGATTGGAATATCCAATACCCATATTGGTTACTTCAATGCTGTTGGCAAGCAATCTACCTTCAGAATCGATCTGAGGTTGGCCAATAGCAGCACCACTGGGGTTTCTAAACGTAATCGCAGGAATAAAGTCATACCCACTACCAGAATTCTCGATAGTAATGGTATCTACCTGTCCTGTAGTATCATTAACAGTCAGGGAGAGTTTAGCGTCACTGCCACTTTCATTTAGAGGTGCAGCAATAATGGGGATAGGTGGGTTATATGAAGAGTAACCCTGACCACCATCAATAAGTTGAATATTCTTAACACCACCAATCAAAGACTTGGCAGTTGCCCCTTCACCATTATTTGAAATTACGGTGACTCTGGGATTGAAGTCCAAACGATAACCACTACCACCTGACTTAGGAATCAGACGATCAATAGCACCACTTTCTGCTACCTGGACAATTGCGTTTGCACCAGATCCATAAGAAGGTGCAATATACTCTACAGAGCGAATATGAATTACATCTGATGCACCAAGTTGTGCATCGAAGATCAAAGTCGATTCAAATACTGAATAATCTTCGTAAGGTTTGAGAAGTTTACCGTTTCTATGGATAATCAGACCAATCTCTGATGTTGGGAGGTATGCCTGAGTGTTCAGACGCATAGGATACTCATAACCACCCTGCCACTCTTGGTAGGGGACTTGATCCAAGGTCAAAATATTCTGGTTTGCATAACCAACCAGATAAATGATTTGAGTGAAGTCTGAGTTGTCAACACCAGTCCTTTGACGAGGTGGATTGGTGAAACGAATCTCATCACCCTCAAGGTAATAGTCAACCCCAGGGATATTAAAGTAATCGTAAGTGATTACAAGGAGGTGCTCAGCACTTGGAGGAGAAGTTGGCGTGCCAAGGAAACTCAGAGGGAAAGATGTCCTTACACCATCAAACAGTGTGAAAGGATTTTCCAGTTGTTGTTTCTTTTTATCAAACTGAGCGATAGATACGCCAGGAGTGATGATAGCGTCAGGACCACGAGTTACAGACTCGTAATACATGACCTCATTATCGATCATGATGGATCCATTTTGATCCAAGAAACCATCAATCGATTCTACTTCCAGTTTGTCTTCATTCAGACCAACATTAGAAAGCAGTTGTGTTACACTAGAAAGCTGCTCTGTATTATACTCGTCTAAGTCGAGATAATTTAGAAGGTTGTTAAGAATATCATACGGTCTGCCTGTTTTCTCCTGAGATTTATAATACTCGAAGAGAAAGTTGACAAACTGCTGATCTTCTTCCCTGATAAACTCAGGTAGTTGACCTTCGACGCGATCAGATACGTTAATGTTTTTGTTTTGCATCTATCTCAGAAACAACCTTCTGGCAATGGATACTCGAAAGAATCCATTGGGTAATCAATGATATTTATACCCCCTGTAGGACCGAAGTTATAACCCGAGAAGTTGTTGGGATCGAAGGAGGGGACAGGGATTGTGTTAATCGTAAAGTCGATTGGATTAACCGTTGGATTGAAAATTGTGGGGTCAACGCCAGGTGGAATATCGATAGATCCACTATAAGGCACGACCTGAATGGGTAGTCTTTCTGTATTATCAGGAGTATCGGAAATTGCCAGAGGACCAACGCAAACTTTACCTGTGCCATAATCAACAGTACCTACTGTTGGGTTGAGAATCAATTCTGTCTCATCACGCTTAGTAACCAGCATCAGATTGCCCTTGCCATCGTCTCTAATGTTGACAGGGACTAGGACTTCAGTGCTAATGTTGGAATTAAATGCAGGAGTGATAATTTGAGCACCAGTTGACTCATCAAGTGCAAGATTTACCAGATCTTCCGTATAACCAGTTGCATAGAATGTGCCAGACTTGACCACAGAGAATGAAGGGTCACATTTTGACCCACCGACGTTACCATCAGCGTCTGTGCCATCACCGCCACTATCATTGCCAGAATAATCTGATGGATCATAAATTCTGTTACCAAAATCAAGACATTGGGTAAATACTTGTCCCCAAGTGAATTGATCCAGGTTTTGGCCCAAAGTTATTTGAGTTACGCTACCAGAAATTGATGTATCGCTATTATCAATCACAGCACCAAACTTAGATCCATCAATACGGTTATTGAAGCGGTTTGTTTGACCTGCTTTATTAAACTGATCAATAGATTGCAGCACTTTAGTGCCAAGTTGCGATCCTGTGTTGGAAGTTGCGTTTCCGTCGTAGTAAACGTAAGATTTTGGAATGATATAGTAAGAAGTGGGATCAACAATGACAGGCTCAATTGATGCAACTGCAAATTTCTTCAGATCATTCTTAATTTTCGCTTTTGTGCTAGCATTGAGTTTTGTGCCAGTCTTAGGACGGATAGCGATAAAGACTTTTCCATAAATTGGAGGAGAAAGTCTCTCTCCACCATATGCGGTGACTGCAGCTGCCTGAGGATACACCTCAGAGACAATATGCTCATAATCATTTTCCGTCACAGCACGGTTTTGTGTTGCATACGCTCTAGGTGCTCTGAATTTTACGCTCAGACCCGTTTCACGCTCTTCACCTTGCTGTGCCGCTTCCAAAATAGTCAATTTAATGCCTGAAGTGGGCAACACGCGCCCATCAGAGTCCATAATGTTGCCAATGAAGCTAAATGACTTCGATCCGTTTGCTAATACACCGTCAGTTTGCACATATTCCAGTCTGATGTACTCACCATCGATCAATTTGCGCCCCAAAACACCATCACCGAAGATTAAACGGTATCTAAGGTCATCAGTTTCCTCTAAATAGTAAATTCTAGAGTTTTCTGTCAACGTAGTAGCGTTATTTACCAGACTGTAAGAGTCAGTTTCTGAAGATTGTGCGTTTGGGGAAATATTAACGAAGAGAAGATCAGTATCTACGTTTTCTGCGGGGATTTGAAACTCTTGATCCTTCGTATAATCAACTGTATAGTTGTATGAGAGCAGATTGCCCTGATGAATGACGACATTATCAAAGACTGCCCTTCCAGTCGCGGAATCTACAGAGACTGTGATGTCTTTTGTAAGTGTAAACGTAAAAGAATCAAGTGCATTGTCCGCAACAAACACATCTCCCTTCTTCAAAGTCGCAAATTCTGGAAAAGTGATGCCATTTAACGCCACTTCTGTCTGTGCTTCAAGTCTAACGCACGCTTTTGGCGCTTTAATTGACCTAGGAGTATAATTTAACTGCTTTGCAATGCGGACAATGTTGTCTCTGACGGTTGCAGTCTCAAGAAATGCTTCATTCAGCGCCATATTAGCGTTGAATGCTGTATAATATGTGTTATAAGCAAGAATATCGATCAAGTACGATGCGCTACTTCCCTCAAAATCGTAATCTGAGAATTCTTTACGGGTCCTGAGGTAGGATCTAATGGATTCTTTGATTTCAAAGAAGTCCAGAGACGTAAGTTGTGAGGGAATTGCTGACATTTTATGCCTTCTCTAAGAGAAACTCGATAGTTTGGACGACAGTTTCACCAACAATGGTATAATCAAGCTCAACTGCAATAGCATTTATATCCGAATCATCCTGAAGACTAACTTTAGTGACCTCGATTCTAGGTTCTAAGCGTTTTAGGCAGTTTCTAATTTCACCTTTTATCTCATCTGCAGTAAAAACATCCCAAGGCTCAAACAAAAGACCCTTAATTCTAGATCCAACAGAAGGTTGGAAGGGTCTTTCACCGAGATCAGT